CGCAGAAACCAGAACTACAACAAGACTATGAAGTAACAAGAGCACAACTTCATAATCTTGTGATGAAAGGTCAAGAAGCCATCGACGGTATTCTTGATGTTGCAAGAAGTTCAGACCATCCAAGAGCATATGAAGTTGCTGGACAACTTATCAAGAATGTTGCGGATGTTGCTGACAAACTAATCGACCTCCAGAAGAAGATGAAAGACATCGATGAGAAATCAGCAACTAAATCAGGTCCTACTACAGTTAATAATACTATGTTTGTTGGATCGACATCAGAGTTGGCAAAACTCCTCAAGCAAAGTACCAAAGAAACTAAATAAAACATAGGAAAGAAATTAACTTCGGAGTTTACTATGTCCGTTTTAAAAGTTGTACAAAATATTGCAGCAGTAGAATGCACAGGTGGTAACGCATCACAATCTTCTGCCGTCATTGTAAGAACTGGTATCTATCGTTTTACTGCTGATGCTTCTGATGCTATTCACGTTGCTTGGGGAGGAAACCCAACAGCAGTAAAGGGAAATGATTTCCATATCCCAAAAGAGAACTCCGAACTTGTAAAGTGTGCTTCTCCAAAGAACGCAAAAATTACAGCAATTACTACTGGTGCAACAAATACAGTAATTACCTGTGATCAAGATGGTAGAAAACCATCTCACCCATTCAACGTTGGTGACTATGTGACTTGCACAGGCTCCTCTGTTGCTGCATATAATACTGGTATTGCTCACCTTGCTGTAACAGCAGTAACCGATACAACTATTACAGTTGCACATAATTCATCTGGTTATTCTGCTTTTACTGGCACTGCAACTCTTTCAAATTCTATTAAGTTCTCAGTAATTCCAGATGGTAACGGTGCTGCTACTGGACATGTTACTGAAGTTCAAATTGTTGGTGGTTGATCATGAAAAAGAGAGTACCTACTGAAAAAGAAATTGCCACTAAACATGGCGTTGACGTTGACTACGTGATCCGTCAAGCAGAAATCGGTTCTACTGTAGAGCGTGAGCATGTAACGGATCACAAAGCAGCATACGGTATTGCTCTCCAACATATTGCTGAGTTTCCCGATTACTATAAGCACTTGCTATCAATGGAAAAGAAACTTAAGAACGAATGGGAAAAGAAAAAACCCATCAAAGAAAATCACATTGCCATCAATAATGGTACTGAATTAGATGACGAAGGTGCTATGGCACTAGGACAACTTGATGAGATTGAGCATTACATCAAAATGCTCCGTCAAACTATCACATCTCCAGACTATCAACTTCCTGGTTGGGTTCAAGCAAAGTTAGCACTATCAGCACATAATCTAAATGCTGCTGCAATGTATTTGATGACTAAGAATGAAGAAACTGAAATGAGATCATTCGGTCAATACATTAAAGAAGTTGCTGCATGGCAACGTAAGGAGGGAAAGAATCAAAGTGGCGGACTCAACGAAAAGGGTCGTAAGTCATATGAACGTGAAAATCCTGGAAGCGACCTTAAAGCACCTTCAAAAGAGGTTGGAAATTCCCGCAGGTCGTCATTCTGCGCTAGAATGAAGGGCATGAAATCTAAACTGACTTCTAAGAAGACAGCAAGCGATCCAGATTCGAGAATAAATAAATCGTTGAGGGCTTGGAACTGCTAATGTACCTTCTAAATGCAAATGATATCAATCGCTTAATTAGAGCATGTGAATTATATAAGGAGGAAACAGGATCGGAATACATGGTAGAAGAATACCAGCATCTCATAAATAAGTTGAAGACTTATAGAGAGCAAAATCTACCTCATGAATCCGAATGACATTTATCTTGGTAATCCCAACCTAAAAAAGGCAAACGTATCTGTTGAATTTACTCAAGATCAAGTTGAGGAATTTATCAAATGCTCGAAAGATCCTGTCTACTTTGCCAAGACATACATCAAGATTGTTTCTCTTGACGAAGGCCTTGTCCCATTTAAGATGTGGGACTTCCAAGAGAAACTAATCGAGAACTTTCATAACAATCGATTTAATATCGCAAAACTACCGCGTCAGACTGGAAAATCTACGACGGTAGTTTCTTATTTGCTACACTATGCAATCTTCAATCCCAACATCAAGATCGCAATTCTAGCAAACAAGGCAGAGACTTCTAGAGAATTGTTATCGCGTCTTCAACTCTCCTATGAGAACCTTCCTAAGTGGATGCAGCATGGCGTTATATCGTGGAACAAGGGTTCGGTAGAACTGGAGAATGGATCCAAGATCATCGCTGCCTCAACGTCTTCTAGCGCAGTCCGAGGAAACTCATTCAACATCATCTTCCTGGACGAATTTGCGTTCATTCCAAACAACATTGCAGAGCAGTTCTTCTCCTCTGTGTATCCTACTATTTCGTCTGGTAAGTCAACCAAAGTTATCATCATCTCTACTCCAAACGGGATGAACATGTTCTATAAACTTTGGCATGATGCTGAGAGGAGAAAGAACACTTACATTCCACTAGAAGTTCATTGGTCTCAAGTTCCTGGCAGAGATGCTAAGTGGAAAGAAGAGACTATCGCTAACACTTCCCTTAGACAGTTCACTCAGGAGTTTGAGTGTGAGTTCCTAGGATCGGTTGATACTCTAATCAATCCAGCGAAACTCAGAAACATGGTCTATGACGATCCAATTCAATCTCATGAAGGATTGGACATCTACGAAGAAGTCAAAGCAGACCATCAATACTTAATGACAGTAGATACTTCTAGAGGAACTAGTCAGGACTACTCAGCATTTATTATTGTAGATATCACAACCATTCCATATACTATAGTTGGAAAATATCGCAATAATGATATCAAACCAATCTTACTTCCAAACATTATCCACAAAGTAGCACAAAACTATAACAAGTCATATATACTAATAGAGGTTAATGACATTGGCGCACAAGTCGCTGATATTCTACAATATGATCTAGAATATGAAAACTTGTTAATGTGTTCCATGCGAGGTCGTGCTGGACAACTAGTTGGATCTGGATTCAGCGGTAAGAAGGCTTCGCTTGGAGTTAGAATGACTTCTGCTGTGAAGAAGGTTGGATGTTCCAACTTAAAAGCACTAATAGAAGAAGACAAGTTAATTGTCAAAGACTACGATATTATTAGTGAATTGACGACCTTCATCCAAAAAGGAAATTCATTTGAGGCAGAGGAAGGATGTAACGATGACTTAGCGATGTCCTTGGTTATATTCTCATGGTTGGCGATGCAACCCTACTTTAGGGAAATGACGAATAATGATGTTCGTCAGAGAATTTATGATGACCAAAGAGAAGCGATTGAAGCGGATATGGCTCCATTTGGTTTTATTGTAGACGGAACGGAAGATGAGACTTTTGTTGATGTCGATGGAGATAGGTGGCACTTGGATGAATATGGAGATCGAGCATTTATGTGGGAGTACATCTAAAAAACCCAAATTATAAATATTTCTAGAAACCAACCACGAAAATCTCTCAGGAGAATAAGTAACATGGCATTAAGTCAATTTTCCCCAGGTGTTGTTATCAGAGAGATTGATAACACTACAGTAAGTACATCTTCAACCCCAACATATGCATCTTTAGTTGGTCCTTTTGCTAAGGGTCCAGTTAATGAAGTACGTGTTGTTTCAACTGAACAGCAACTAGAACAGGTGTTTGGAAAGCCAAACGATAATAACTATGAGTACTGGTTCTCCGCTGCTCAGTACCTCCTATATGGTGGAACAATCAAAGTTATTAGAACAGATGCAGCAGATCTAAAGAACGCTGTAAGTAATGGATCAGCAGTAAAGATCCAGAACAATGTTGTATACGAAACAACCTTTGAGTCAAGTTCACCAACATGGTACTTTGCTGCTAAGACTGCTGGTGAGTATGCAAATGGCATCAAGGTATATGTAACCGATGCTGGTCCTGATCAAGTACTAACCTTAGACGCTCCCGCTTCAGGTAACGAGTGGCAGTTTGTTGCAGGTGCTGATCTTGCAGCATCTACTGGTGCCGCAGGTAAGGTTTATAAGTATTCACTAAAACTAACTCTAAATGCTGGAGTTGTAGGTAAGTTTGTTCCTGGTGCTGCTAGTGTAGGAGGCGATGATGCTACCGTATTGGCATATGATGCATCAACAAGAGTACTTGAGATCGAACTAGCAACAGATTATGCTGGTATTGTTGCTGCAGCAGATACAGTAACTCAGACTTCATCAGGTGCTTCTGGTGTTGTATCGACCAATGGTGTTAGAAGAGAACTACTAACAGTTCTCAATCAAGGTTCCATCGATTTTGCTGCTGGCAATGATGTCTCCGATGACAACTCAGGTTCAGTAAATATCAATTCTGCTCAAAAGGAATATCAAGTAAGAGAAGTATTCCCTGGTCTAAGATGGACTTCAATCGGAACCCGTCCTGGAACTTCACCTTTTGCTGCTTCGAAGAATGGATTTAGAGATGAACTTCACGTTGTAGTTGTAGATTCGAAGGGAACCGTAACTGGAACTCCAAATACAATTCTAGAGAAGTTTGTTGGTCTCTCAAAGGCATCTGATGCTAAGACCACAAATGGCGAAAATAACTACTACAAGACTGCTCTCAAGAATAAGTCAGCATATCTATATGCTGGTGCATACAATTCTAACGAAGTATTCTCAGTAGGTGCTGTTGAAGCCGATGGTGATTGGGGACAGACTGCAGCAAATACTGCATTCAACCTAGTTCAGGGTACGGAAGTAACTTCCGCAGTAAATGGTGAAGTATTCGTTGGTTCTACTCTAGGAGCAACCCAACAGTATGAACTAGGAGCATCTGCTGGAACTGCTGGTGTTTCTGCATACAATCCTTCTTCAGGTAACTACTCTGAAGCATATAGTCTTCTATCTGATCCTGAAACTGAGGTTCTAGATTTCATCATTCCTGGCGGAATGGGAGCAACTGAAACCGAAGCACTAGCAAGAGTTTCAACGATTAACAACATCCTAGAAACAAGAAAGGATTGCATGGCGTTCTTCTCGCCAATCCGCGATCAGGTTATTGGAATTACCGATACCAGTGTTGTAACAACCAACCTAGTAAACTGGTTCTCGAAGCTTCCAAGCACTTCATACGCTGCATTCGATAGCGGTTACAAGTATATCTACGATAGATATAACGATACATTCCGTTATATCCCCTGCAATGCTGACATGGCTGGTCTATGTCTAACTACTCAAATCAATCAAGATCCTTGGTATTCTCCTGCTGGATTCCAAAGAGGTGTATTGAGAAATGCAATTCGTCTTGCATACTCTCCAAATAAGGCTCAAAGAGACCAACTATATGTAGAAAGAATCAATCCTATTGTTTCTTTCCCAGGTCAAGGTATCGTACTATTCGGTGACAAGACTGCGCTAGGTTATCAATCTGCATTCGATAGAATCAACGTCCGTCGTCTCTTCTTGGTTGTTGAGAAGACTGTTTCAAGAGCAGCACAAAATGTACTGTTCCAGCAGAATGATGATACTGCAAGATCCTCCTTTATTAATGCAGTTGAACCATACCTAAGAAATATCCAAGGTAGAAGAGGAGTAAGTGACTTCCTAGTGAAGTGTGATGCCTCAAACAATCCTCCTGATGCAATCGATAGAGGTGAGTTCTATGCTGAAGTTTACCTGAAGCCAACCAGAACAATTAACTACATTTCGATCTCCTTTATTGCAACAAGAACTGGGGTTGCTTTTGAAGAAATCGCTTCTTAATTCTATTAAAGGACCAACAAATAACGGAGGATAACAACCATGTCAACTAACAATCGCGCTAGAATTAGTACATTCAAAGCGAACTCACAACTTGATTATGCAAGACCAAATCTATTCCAGGTGGACATTGATTGGCCACCTGCACTGGTTCAACTAATCGCTTCTGGTTCAAGAGATACTGGACAGAATGTAGTTGCAGGAACAACTGTAGGAGCACTTGCTGCTTCTTCAACTGCTAGTTCAACACCTTCATCTGCAGACTCAGCAAGAATTTTAGGCGCATTCACAATTAAGGCAGCACAAATCCCAGCATCAACTGTTGGAGTTATTGAAGTTCCTTTCCGTGGAAGAATGCTTAAGATCGCTGGAGATCGTACATTTGAACCTTGGACC